TTTATATCCTGATATTTTAAAGGTGCTTTCATTCCAAGTTCCTCCTGCCTGAGTGTAAGGGATTCTCGTAGCGGCAATAGACCTTGTAGACTTCATATTAAAAGTATAGTAATCCCAAACACCCCATTGATTAAGCCAAGCAAGTCTTATGCCTTCATAACCTCTTTCATTAGGACACGTTATATTTATAGTATATATATCACTCACTCCAAAACCACCTACATTTAAAGCCTGAACGGTATAATATTTTATAGTTCCTGCTGTAAACGCTGCATCCCAAACTGTGTTCCATTGTCTTATATTTGCAGGAAAGACACCAACATATTGTAGGTAATTATAGGAATGAGTTGTGAAACTCGAAGTACCTCCATTAGAAGGAGCATTACTAAGGGTATTACTCAGAAAGGCAACCCCCGAAGAATTGTAAGCTGTAAATATAATATTCGGTACTCGGTCTGTAACATCAGGTAGAAAATTAAAAAACGGAAAAGTACCATAGTCTGTATCTCTTGCATATTGAGTAGTTGGTGCATTGCTTAAAAAATTAGCTGGAAAGGAGGAGAGGAAAAAATATTTACGATTAACAACATAGTCTAAGTCATATCCATAATTTCCCCTAACAAGTTTAAGGGTGTCATCATATTGCAGCACTCCATTGAAAAATGTGTATGGTAAACTATTTTCTGCGTGTCCAGTTACCATTTCTCCATTCTCTGTTTCTGACCATTCTACTTTAAATTGAATAGCAAAAAACTTAATAGCATTATCACTTACTGAATACTTATCAACTAGGTGCATAGGAAATATAGCACTACTCGCTGCCTCTCCCTTATACTTAGAAACTGAAGTAGGAAAAGTAGTTACGTTTGGTTCATAATCAGGACTCACGAAAGTTTCTAATATTGGTCTTAGGTCAAATATTCCAACCCCTGCATTATTGGGCGTAGTTTTAAAAGTTCCTATGTAATCATTCATACTGCTTAGGTTAATAGCTTGATTGCTAACGTGGACTTCAGCTATAAACTTTGCTTTATATTTAGTAGCTACTGTCGTGTTTTCTGATACTGCAAATATAATTTGCTGTCCTATTGGTAGAAAGTCATATAATGGTGCTTGGTCTATTGATACTGCCATAATTTTTTATTTAGGTCTGTAAAATGTCGTAAGATATGTTTCAATATCTAATTTTAATTCTTTTAAGAGGTTATCTTTAAGGTCATCATAATATATGCCTAATGGCTTTTGAAAGAAGCTAAGACTTTTGATTCCATCTCTTTTTATTTTTCTACTTATTAAGTAAGCAAAGCCTGATATATATTGACCAGTATTTTTAGACCTGCCCTTTGCAATTCCGTGTCCTTTTATTCCTTTCTTTTTAATCCACTTAGACAATATGTCAATAGGCGGACCTTTTGTTGTGTAGCTGTAAGGACTTGATTCTGTTCCCCCTTTGTAGTCTTTATAAGATTGCTTCTTCTTATTCCCTGAAACTCCTTTGTCTAAAAACTCGCCATAGTCTAGCATATAGAATTTAGTACTAAAACCTGTTGCGGTAGGCACTACTTCAAATCTAATTGAATTACCTACGGCAGTATTCCCTCTAGCTTTACCTTTAGAGTCTTTAGAATTTGCCATATTAATTTTAGCCTTGTCAATGACATCCTGTCCAAACTGGTCTAAGTAATTTTTTACATTCTTAGTGTCCATTATATGCTTGCAACAAAGACTGCTACTGCTGGATTGTAAACTACTCCTTCAGGTCTTACTTGTAAAGAAGTTATGTTCTCTAAAGTTCCGAATGCAGGAACTACATCCACTTCACCTATTATTTCAGCTTCACCTCTTGGTATGATATGAGATGTTCCTGGAGTTAGTCTTACTTGATAGTTAGTATTCGTAGTTACTACTGCTAAAACTAAAGCACCATCTGCATCTAAATTGGTTACTCTAATATAGCGTACATTTTCTACATCTATTGCGACAGGTGAAGTATGTGGGCTTGCTGCAAATGCTGCCACTACTGTTGTTTGTGAATGTGCACAAGTTACTATTCTTTCAAATACATTGTTAATTCCTGTTGTTGTTACTGAGTTTGTGTTTCCTCGTAAAGCTCCGTTCAAGACGACACTCTCTGTAACCGTTGTTGTTAAGTCTGCCATAATTTTATAAGTTTATTGTTATTTTAAATTTTTTCCATCCTATTTGTATTGTCCATTTTCCTATTTTGAATTTAAACATTACTGACCTATTGGATTATTTGCAACAGGAATAGTACACGCTTGAAAGTCATTCTGAACTTCTATGCCAATGGAGAACACCCACCCTGTAAGTAATGAGTCAAATCTTTCTTGGAACGGCTCTAAAGTATATTCACCTTCTGTAAAATAAACAGGGTCGTTAATATCTAGTTCTCCTGCTCCCTGCCATTTACTATGTCGCATCATTGAGATAATATCTACACATACCTGTAAGCAACTTGAAGCTACTTCTTGTTCATTACTTAAATATTCTGCTGATTGGAAGTTAGCTTCAGTCCAATTATCTTTCTCAGTCACAGCATCCATAACAAAGAGCTGAAAGTTATAAGTAAGACTAGATAGTCCTGTTGATACATTTACTGGGTTTATATGAAACAAGGGAAACAAGGTATCGTTCATATCTATCTTCCAAATATCACCAGTTGTAGTAGTTGTTATTTGTTCGTGCTGTTCCCCTAAACTCTTTAAGGTATCTATGGCGTTATTGTATGTTTTATTTGCTATCATCTCTATTTACTTGTTTACTTTCATTTAAATCTGTTTCATAACTTAACCAAGTTAAGCACTCTAATAAATTGAGCCTTGTTATTGCATCCAACTTACTTATGTCCTGATTACAAAGCCTGTGCATTACTCCGAACCATCCCCATCTTTCTGCGAAATTTCCGTCTGTAATTCCGTCACTATCTCCTGAGTCCGTTCCATCAAATACGATGGCAAAATCTCCGATAATTCTTTCACGAAATGCCAAAAAAAAACCAGCGTGTTTTGTACTTGCTCTGCTGACATCTTCTTCATTACTTCTGCCCTTATAGTTATGTTCCCATCATATGCTGCTATGGTATATACTGAGCCGTTCTTTTCTGTAATCGGCCTAAATAGTACCGACATCAACTCAGGCATATTCTTTTCAAGCCCTTCTTTTATTAATGTTTCAATATCTGCATATTCACCTAAAGTTATTTCTGAAAGGTCAGGGTGCATTCCATATTCAACTCCATCTATTTCAAATACCTTTTTTAATACTGTATCTTGCTTACTTTGTAACTCAGCTATCTTCCCCATTATAATAGCTACATCTCTTAATGCTAGTTCCTTTACTAACTTCTTAGGCATATCAGACAAAGCTGCTATTGTTTCTTCAGCTTGTTCTGTCTTGCTTCCTGTTTCACTATCAATTACCTTTAGCCATTTTTCAAGAGTTACGTCTGACCAAGAGTCAATCAAGTTGTAAGTTTCGTTCTTTCCTTCTTTTTTAATCTTTACTTTCATAGTTATAATATATAATAGAAATTGTTGTTATTTAGTTTATTCGTGTATATTTGCCGAGTTCTTCATATTCTTTCTTGTTCGTTAAAGGGTTGCTTATAATTAGGCAGCCCTTTTTTATTGTACAAAATACTTACCAGCATTAGGGTTGTCTAAATGGTAAATGACATTGTATCTTATTCCATCAATAGCGTGGTTGTAATTGTCCACATATAATTTTGAGGACTTATCTGAGTATATATAATTGTTCAGCTCTTTAGCTATGTTAGTAGATTCAGGACTTACTATTAAATGATAGTCTTGCATTCTAGTTATTCCACTTTCAATAGTTCCTTTCTTTACTGGCTTAATGTTTACGCCTAAGTGTTTTAAGTCTGCAATTAGTCTTGGTTCTGCACTATCAGCTATTATCAAAGTTTGTCCTACTTTATCTAAAACTATTTGAGCAAGTTCGTGAGATTTTATTCCATTACGATAGATATGTTCTTTTAAATAAATCTTCTTGTGCTTCTTATCAATAGCCACTTCTGTTAATGAGTCAGGATCAACTGAGAACCCAAAATCCATTCCACAAGAAGTCTGCAAGTCATCAGGATTAAATTCTCCTATGCTCCAGTTGTCAAAGACTACTCCTTCTGCTTTCGCTAACCAACCTCCAAGTATTTTGTGCTGATACTTTTTAAAGTTGTTATGCTTTATACTCTTAATACGATCTAGGAAGCTCGTAGATAGATTATCTTTGTTGTCTAAGTATGTACTATGTATATAGCATATATTGTCTTTAATGCCATTAAAACCACCTTCAACACCTTTGTCCTCAAAGAACCTTTTATATATCCAATGCTCTTTAGTAACAGGATTCAATATTAAGATGATTCTATTCTGAATGTCTTTCTCCCTAATACTAAGGTCTATAGTATCAAAGATGTTTTCGTCAATAAGTTCTTCAGCTTCATCTAAACACCAAGTACTTATCCCTTGCAAAGACTTTAGACTAGCCGTTTGGTTTCCTGCTGAAGTCCTAATCCCTCTAAATAAAATGTCTGATTTGTTTTTAGCATTAACTACTTCAGCTTTATTAATATTAAAAGTTTCATCAAATCCTAGTAATCCTATCTTTTCTAAGAACTCAGGAATGATTGAAAGGTGTGCTGATGTCATAGTAAATCTTGTAAACAAAACTCTTATACCTCTTGACATTGTTAGTAAAGTAAGAAAGACTGTAACAGCAAAAGACTTTCCTGAACCTCTACCACCTGTTATAATAAAGTATCTAGCCTTAGAATCAAATAGAGGATTGTATTTCTTACTCAGTATCAGTGTCAATGAATGTAATTAAAGGAAGGTTAAGAGCTTTGTCGCCTGAAGTTACGTCTAGTCTATTTGTTTCATTCATTCCACAGATGTTCTTTGCTCCGTGTATTACAACAGAAGGCACTTTGTCTTTTATACATTCATAGAATTTTGACATAACAAAGTCTTTAGCAATTAACTCAACATCATTTACTGCTTGAGCAAATACTTCATCTTCTTTTAACCA